GCTGAGCGTTCAAAAATCATGGAGTTGAACAGGTCGCTGGTCGTGACATCACCGGAATCACTTCAACGTGAACGCGATGCCGATCTCAAGGCATTGGAGCTGAAATACAAGACCCAGTACGGCTACATGAGTAAGAAAGATTACGAAGATCACGCCAAGGCTATTGTCGAAAAATATGGACGCGCCGTAGCGGATCTCGAGGCCAAGGGCAAGACTGCCATGGCCACCCTACTGGAACAATGGGCTAAATCCGAAATTAACAGTTTTCAGAAAATTGAGTTGGAACGCCAGGCCGCACTCACTAAATTCCAGGGCACCGATGACTACCGCCGGGCCGAGGCTGCGAAGAATTATAAATTCCTCAAAGAGATGGAAGCCGCGATCAACGCGGAATACGACCAGAAGCGCCGCGATCTTCTCGTAAAAGAAGCGAAGGCGCACATGGAAACCGTCAAGGCCATGACCAAGGGCGAGGCTGAGGCAATAATTAAAGCCCTTGAAGATATATATAAACGTGGTGGAAAATCAATCAAGGATTTTTATAATGAAAAACTTGCAATGCGGACTGCTCAGTATTCACAAAACGCCGTTGCCGCTATTGATTTAGCCCAAGGATTACTGCAATTCGGAATGAAGGATGCACCCGACAGCATCGAGGGGCGTAAAGTAAAATATACCATTAATCCGCTCCGGGGAAAGAATCTCAGCGAAGAAAAGATAAAACAAATATCCGACGACTTCGCCGAAGTTATTAGGATTTCAAAAACACTCGATGAGTTCAAGCAGAAATTCGCAGATTTTCAACCAACAGCAAAAGGCGTTAAAATTGATGTCGATATACTTGCCGCCGAGCCAAATCTCGCGCAAGACGCTTTCGATAAGCTAGGCGCTGTAAAGAAAATATTCTCCGATCCAAAGACAGATATTTCAAAGCGCATCAGTGCAATGAAAGAAGCACTGAAGTTATTGACGCAAAAACTGCAAGGCGTCGATCCCATTGCCATCGAAGAAGCCATTAAAGCATTATCCGATACCGTCAACGGGCTGACCATTGAAAGCAACGATGCCGCCTCCGGCATCACAAATGACACCACCACGGTCAATAAATCCATCACTGAAATAAAGGAATACGCCGCCAAGTTGCGCGCACAAACATATAGCATGTCCAGTATTCGCACCTTGGGCAGAAGAACCGATAATAGAAAATTTGGATATGACACATCGCCATACGCTCCCGCCGGTTACGACTCCAATCAAGTAGCGTTGAAAGCAGAGATGGATGAAATGGACGCCGCGGCCTCCAGGCGATTTCAGGCCAATACCAATCAAAAAGGTGACGATCTAAGATTCACCGAAAAGGGCATTAATCAGTCCGACAGTGGATATCTCAATCAAATCGAAACGGAATTGGAACAACACGAAAACAATAAAGCGAATCTCTCTGCGGCCGGCAAAGCAAAACTAGAGGCCCTGCAAGAAGAATATGCGGCCTTTATCATCGCCTCAAATGGAAAAATTGCAGCACATGAGCGCCAGGTATTCCAACAGCGCATGACCACGGCCGGCGATATGGCTGGCATGCTAACAGAAACAGCATCCATGATCTACGAGGCGACCGGAAAGAAATCCAAAGAAGCCTTTTATGCCATGAAGGCCATTGCAATCGTTGAGGCAACCATAAAAGGTGTGCAGTCTGTCATTAATGCGTATGAAGCAGGATCAAAAATCAATCCAGCGGTTGGCGCAGCCTATGCTGCGATCGCCTCGGCATTCGTCGGTACCCAGATAGGCATCTTAACATCCCAGATGGTTAATGGTCCCGAAGCCAAAGCGGAAGGCGGCCCGATCAGGGGTGGTTCCGGGCATAGAGACGACGTCCCGATCATGGCGATGGGCGGTGAATATGTCATCAAGAAATCATCCGTCAATAAGTATGGTGCGAGTTTTCTGGATGCACTGAATCGCGGACTGATCCCGGTCAGCGCCTTCAACTTCTCCATCCCGTCGCCTCCGATTTACGATACCAATCAGGTGCATTTCGCTGATGGCGGTCTGGTCGGAGTCCACAAGCCAACCCCAGTTACGGTTGAACTGAAGAATGAAAGCGGCACGCCGCTCAAACAGACCAAATCCGACGTGAACTTCAACGGCCAAGAGTACGTCGTTACCGTGTGGCTCGACGCATTGGAGCGCAATGTGGGCGGACTGCGCAGCGCATTAGGAGGATAATATGGCAGTATGGCCAAGCATAGCAGAACCCATCTTCCCGATTCGAGAAGTAACCCTGTTTCCGGCCTATTCAACTGAAAAAGAAGGACCATACGTTCAGCAGCGCCGAAAATGGTCGAAGGCCAAGAAAGTGTTCTCGCTGGAATGGGACGAAAAATGCGCACTAACCGAAACCGATTACCAGCTACTCGAGACATTCTTTTTGAATAACCAGGGATTGGCGTTTACATGGACACACGTTGCCACGGGTACGTCTTATACGGTCATGTTTAATCAGGACGAACTGGACTCACAGATTGTCTTTCCGGGATACCGATCTCTCTCGGTCCAGATTCGGGAGGTATAGATGCCGCTGCCGCTATCATCAATAGCTATTACCGAAAAAAACAAACTCAATACTGACAGCGTATTTTTGGTCTGCCTGCGCATTGTCATCCCTGGCATAGATGACCCCGTACGCCTCGTGAACAATTCCGAGAATATCACATGGCAGCATCCGGAAGACACGCAGGCCGAAACATGGATAGCGGCTCCCGTATTCAATATTAGTGAAATCTCCGACGGTTCATCCGGGGAAGTCCCGCAGGTCAATATCCAGATATCCAACGTATCCCGCGTCATGGATCAGTATATCCAATATTACGATGATTACATCAAGGCTAATGGATATTCGCCGATCACCGTATCGATAGCTGTCATCAACACGAAAGTGATCGCCGCAGATCCGAACGCCAATCCGGAAGTCGAACACACCTTCGAGTTAAAACAGCCGAAGTGCAATGCCGAATGGGCGACTTTTGTTTTGTCGGCAAGCAATCCGTACCAGCGGCGCTTTCCGCAAAACAGAATATTGAGAAATCATTGCCGCTATAAATTCAAAGGAGCAGACGGGCTGTGTGGATACACCGGGACCGATACGACCTGCAACCACACATTGCTTGGCTGCCGCGCAAAAAACAATTCAGGGCGTTTTGGAAACGCACCGGGGGTGGGCTTAGGTGGATTCGATATTACATGATTTGTTCGGCGCTAAGTACGAACGCAGAAGCGAAAACCAGAACACCTACGACTGCAAGAGTCTGTTTGTGGAAGTTATGAAGCGTTACGGCAATCACATTTCCACACCGGACATTGAAGTCCTGGCCATCGAAAAAGTCATCGCCGCGCAGGCCCGCGGAGAATACGCTTATACAGAAATTGACGCCGACATGATCCAGGCGGAAATCGACTCCGGTAAATGGGAGAAAATCGAACATCCGGAAGTCGGCTGCGCCGTGACTATCGCGCTCGACCACAACAAACCCAACCTTGTCCAGCATCTCGGCGTCTATATCGGAGAAGGTAAATTCATTCACATCATGCAAAAAACTGGCGTCGTTGTGACCCGCATCGACCACGTCTTTTTCAAGCGCAAAATAAGGGGATATTACCGGTGGAAGAACTCCTAAAACGGCAAAACATCCGAATTACTAATATCACCAATCCATTTGACCCGCTGCACAATCGCGAATTCAAGGAAGTCCCACGTGGTTTATCGCTGAAGCATTGCATCGACCTGGTACGAAACCCGCTGGATGGCTGCTATTATGTCGCTGCTGTGAACGGACAGCTCGTTCCTGAAGATGCCGACTATTCCCTGATTTATCCGGAAGGCAACGTCGTGCTCTGCGCGTCCCCACAAGGCGGCGGAGATAAGGGCAAAAACCCGCTCAGGCTCATCCTGCAAATCATCGTGATTGCAATCTCAGCCGTGGCAACGTGGTATATTGGCGGCTCTGGCGGATACGCGATGGCGGCTGGGTTCTCTGCCGCAGAATCCATGATGATTGGCGCGGCAGCCGGCGCGATGATTGCCGTTGCCGGAAATATATTGATCGGCGCATTGCTGCCATACAGCGCGGGTATGATGAACGATACGACTGGTGCCGGCGAGCAATCAAGCACTTATTCATGGCAGGCAGGAGAAAACTCAAACCGTGAAGGCGTGGTATGGCCGGTCCTTTACGGCACGGCGCGGATCGTCCCGCCTATTATCGGCAAATACATTGAAGTTGTCGGCGACAAACAATATTACAATATCTTATATGCTATCGCCGACCACAGCATAACATCCATCGACGAAACCAGCGTAAGACTGAACGATAACGCCGTCACTAAGGGCGTTGACGGAATCGACTGGGAATACCGTCTCGGCGATGTTGACCAACCGGTTATCCAGTATTTCAATGATACCAGGACATTAAAGGCATCCGGCGCGAAACTCACCACAGAATGGACAACCATCGACGCGGATGGGACACAGACCGAGGGACTCGGTATTGCCATCGGATTTCCGCGGGGATTGTTCTATGCCAACGATCAGGGCCAGTTGACCACCTATACCGTTAATATTCACATAGAATACAAGGAAGAAAACGCAGAAAGCTGGACACGCCTGAAACAATACAACACAATCCCGATTACGCGACTCTTTGGGCGCTGGTCTGCTGGCTACACAGACTATTATCAACAATGGGTCGAAGTTGAGGCAGGATCAGAAAACATTTTCGACCATCGGATCGGAGAACCCTATTATCCTACTCAATGGGTGGGCAATGAATACGGACGGAATCGATACGAATGGCGATGGATTCAGCAAGAAGAAGAACTTTACGGGATCGGCGAATTTGCCTATGATTATATCACGATCAGCGGGGCACAAAGCGCCCCGTTGCGACGAGTGTTTTATGCTGACCGCATCACGCCTGGCTCATACCAGGTCAGAGTAAGACTTGCCTCAGCAGAAAGCACAGATACCCGCGTAGGCGACGAAACATACATTGAATATATTGAGTCGATTATTTACGACGATTTCACGTATCCGGGGTCAACAGTCTTTGCCTTACGGGCGCTTGCAACCGACAAATTCTCTGGATCCCTGCCGGTACTGTCATTAATCGCCACGCGCGCAACCGTCCCTGTCTGGACCGGCTCAGCCTATGAAAACCTGCCCGCCGACAACCCAGCATGGGCGTCGTATGACGTTCTACATAACTCACAATACGGCGGTTGCGTTCCGCATTCGCGAATCCGATATTCCGATTTTCTGGCCTGGGCCAACAACTGCGACACGCACTATATCAGCGCAGGGGTGGCGTCGCCAACCAGCTTTAAATGCAATTATTATATCGATGTATCAACCAGTCTCCGTAAAATACTTAATAATAT